GGAGGAACACGCCGCTGCGGATGTTGACGCGGCCGTGGGGTCGGAACGTGTAGCCGACCATGTCGATGGGTTCGAGGTCGAGGCGTTTGCAGTTCCATTCCTCGTGCACGTCGAGTTTGAGCGCGTCCTTCAGGTAGCGGACGATGCGGCGGGCGGCGATCTTCAAATCTCGTTTGGAGGTGCCGATGAGCAGCAGGTCGTCCATGTACCACAGTTGGTGCGTGATGAGCCGGCGGCGGGTGATCTCGCCGGTGCGCCGGCTGGTGCGTTCGATGGTCATGGCCGGCGATTCGATCCAGT